TGCCTTATACAACCTTTCTTTAATAATCTCCAATCTAAAGGTGTTTCAGGTTCACCTGTATCCTTTAAATCTAATACAAGAGCTGATCCACCATATAACCTAGCCATTTTATGAGCAAAGTTAAAGTAGTATCTAAGATTTAATTCATTTTCTAAGTTTTCAAATGTTTTAATATCCTCTGGGGATATTTCGTGATCTGTAAGCCTTCGCCATGATCTCGTCATGTCGTCTGGAACAGCATCAACTATAGAACCAGCTATCCAATTCTCTCTATATAGAGCCGTTAATTGATGAAAATCAAATCTAAGTGCTCTAGTTGTATCAAACCGAGTATTAGTAGCCTTATCTCCTTGTGAGTTACCTAAACCAGTAATAAGATTGGATAAAGTATCCATGAGAGTAACATTCTCAGATTCTCTTGAATCTAATATTTTAGCCTCTTCAAACCCATCAGGTCGTTCTGTAACATTATGACCGTAGTCTGCCATGTATACCTCCTATCGTTATAACATTGCCTCTGTCCAAATATTTGAGTTATTAATTACTAAGTCAAAACAAGCACTAATCAAAACATCTGTGATGTCATCATGCTTATGTGCCATAGTTGGACTGAATGAACACACTTCTATTAAGAATTGGTCAACCCATTGAGCGTTTTCGGGAATATAAACTCTACCTGCTTGACACACAGGTGCAGCCGACATAGCTTTTGAAACTTTATCTCTATCTGCTTGAACTTCCCTAACTATTAACCCTGGAACTCTGTTAGCCTGTTGTATCAGACCTGTGCCAGAAGCTTTATTTTCTACAACAGCACATTGTAGACTATACTTGAAAAGTTTATTATCTACTTTCCATTTTTTATAAAATTGTATGAACTTATCCAGTAACTCAGGAGATTCCCATTTACCTCTCAGCATGTCAATTAGGTACATATCACCATTTTTAGTATATGCCCAACACTGTAGTACTGAAAAGTCATGATGTTGCCCTGTCTTCATTGCTGTATCAGCATAAATTCTTAAGTATTGTATTTCCGAGTGAGGAACTTCATTATAAAGTTTAAACCACTCTCTTTTAAAGATTGAACCACCCGCAGGAACAGGATCACCCATATACTGTGAACTAAATGTATATATATCGCCCTCTTCCATTTCCTTTAACTCATCCAAGTCAACACGAGTAGACCATAGAGCCTGTTGCTCACCTTTAGGTACTTTAAAATCGTACTCGATGGGGAGTGAATGTGTGTAAAGTTGGTCTTTGTACCATTTTTCTGATCCAGTATCGGATTCTAATATAGCAGGTAACATTAAGTAATGAAACTTCTCACCACTCCCTCCATTTAGAAGGAACCCGCACATATCTGAACTGTGTAACCTCTGTTGTATAATTACTATTGGTGTTTCTTTACGCTTAGCCAATCTAGAAAGCAATGTATTGGTATATCTATTATTAACACCCTCTCGCCTAGTCTGACTATAACTGTCTTCTGGTTTAAGAGGATCATCTATAACCATTAAGCCTGTGAATCCCTCATCTAATGTACCTGCACCGAATCCTGTTAAGGAACCACCTGTAGGAACAAAGTGAGCTGTGCCTCCTTCTTTAATACCCCAGCCATTTAAAGCTGATTTATCTTTTCTAAGTTGGAAGCCAAATAGATCGACAAACTCTTCTGAAAATAGTATATCCCGAACACCTGTAGACATTTCTCTACAAAGTGAATCTGAGTATGTTGTTTGTATAATTTCTGCTCGCCTATTACGGACATAAGCAAACGCTGTAAGCATTACCGACACCAATTCACTATTATGAACAACTAGACCATTACCTATAAAATTTTTATTATCATAAACATCACTATCTATATCTAAATGGTAAACCATTTGAACACCTTGATCTTCTAATGAAGATACTTGGTCATAAATAAAGTCATCTTTTTTAAAAGATAGCTTACTGCTATCTATTTCATTTACAATTCTATCAAAGGTGTGTTCTGTTACAACTTGTCCTCTAGTCGTGGGGAGTGAATCCCATGTCTTTTGCTTTTGGAGTAGATCTAAATTACTAACTAACTTTTCAGCATAGACCCGTGAAACAACTGTTGTGGGGCTTCCAGCGAAACCATTCTCATGTGATGAGTAGTCTGAAGGTACCCCTACAGTATCTAAGAATAAAGAAACGTCTTTTGCAAGTTTCTCACTCCCCAAGGTAATACCAAGCGATTTATTATATGTAGAAATAAATCCATCTGTAGCATACATTAAAGAAAGAAATCTATATTTTTGATCTAAAGGGAGAACATAAAACTCTTTCGGTAATTCTTTATCAATAGAAAGCTTACCTTCTAGTCCCCATTTTTGGACAAGACGAGCTGCAGTACCTTTTTTACCGCCTAAACAACTGTAGTGCCCTTCTCTATACTCTTTTAAATTTATACCTAATCCATCACACGCACTTTTGAATATAGAAACAACCTCAGGGTCAAAATTAGTAAACCTAAGGTTTTTCCCATCTTTAAATGATGTTCCACCTTCAAAAAGCATTAAAGTTATAAAGTCAAGTTCATTACTATCTATTCTATTATTAGTATCTAGTTTTGTGTTAAGACGCATAATAAAGTGTTGTTTTGTTAAATCCTCGGCATTGACCCAACCTCTCTGTGTAAGTACAGGATGATCTTTAGAAAGTTTAAGTGTTCTACCAGATCTTGTACTAATCTTAATAGTTTCTTTCTCAAATGCTTCAGTTTTTCTAATATTTTGTATAATTGCTTTACCTTCAATATAAGAGTAAGCAGAATCCTGAGTTGTTATATCCTCTACATTCTTATATCCAGAGGTAGTCAATACCTTTTCCCCACCGACTAAACATTTGCTATGTCTTGGCGGGATTACCATTATTAATCGAGTTATCTTACCATCGATAACCTTCTGTAAGGTATCAATAATAATTTCATGATGAGGCTGGAATATAAAGTTACCTCCACTCCTGATCTTAAATGAGAACTTAATAAACTGTTTAAAGTCAGTAGTTATTACCTCTTTCAAAGCACTTTTCTGCTGGGGAGTGAATCCTTCAATCAAACTCATGAGAAGTTACCTCCGTCATAATGTAGATTGTCTTCATCATACTCGCCAATGTGATAGTCATAGCGACAAGATAGAATATCCTCAAGCTCAGCCGTAACTGTGTCCTGTAGTATTTCTTCTGTATAGCAACCGATCATCTCAAGATCAAAGTGTATACGCTCTCCATCGGGGAGTGAACCTCTTATACGTGCTTCATACGAACCCTTTTCATCTAAAGGATCTATAAAGACTGTTATATGTTTAGTTAATTCTTCTAGTTTCATCCGTTCAAACTCTCCATTAATGCTTTAACAGGAGCCAAATCGTCTTCACTAACCTTTCTCTGTTCGGGTTGAGCTAATACTTTATACTTGTTTTCATCTACCTGTAACTTAAGTACGGTATCGACAAGCGATGTAAAATCCCTAACTTTGTTAGATTTGACAGACCTCTCTATTAGAGCAGCCGTTTTCAAAAGAAGTGTTTTCTTATCTAGACCAGCACTAAAGAGTGCATTAGTCATTAGATAATTATATCGTTTAACGAATCCTTTACGCTCAAAATAGCGGTAAGGTGCTTTTGCAGGATAATTTGGGTTTTCAATCATTGGAAAGAAAGCCTCTTCATAAGCCTTCTTCCGATCACCCATATTAAAGATAATCCTATGGATATATTCTTCCTGCAATGGATCAGGTAGTTCTTTAGATCCATCATAGTTGTGTGGTAGTTTCCCTCTAAGATCTTTTGATCTCTCTCGGGTAGGATAACCACAATCCTCTACTATTACTTTTTTTACCATTTCCGTCTCCTCTCAAGTCCTCCGTATTCTGTGGAGCATAAATGTAGGAAGCACAATCAACGAAAGCACTCCCTACGAAACGGAGGTAAAATGAACTGAATTGGAAGTCAAAATGACATTGGTCACTTGGCGACTCCTTCTCCATTATATGCTAGGTTTACTGTACAGCAAAATAGCATATGCTAGTTTTATCCGTGGGGAGTGATGTACGCTATATATGGTGTATGTGGTATTTGGAAAATAAGGGTAAAAGTGGTCAAAATGGGCATTGTGTTACAGAATTACAGAATTACAGGATTTTCAGGTTGGCTGAGAAACTGTGTTTTTTGGGTGTTTTTGGGCAAAGTTGAGGGCTTAACTGCCCTTTTTAGCACTTTTTTTATTTTTCCCTACTAAGCACGATATTTCTGTAATTCTGTAATTATCTTATATATAGGGGTTTATTTAGTAAATAAAAGAGATAAGAAAGGATATAGAGCACTTAGAGCACAAAAAGAGAGCTAAAAAAGTGTTACAGAAATTGAATATTTTTGTAATTTTTTTGTAATTAATTGGATTTCTGTAATTAATTTGTTACAGAAATTATTTTGTGTTACAAGAATTAGGCTGTTTTGAAGTGTTTTTGTAACGGGTTTTCAGCTAGTGGTGCGATTAGGTAGGTACGCTACATATAGCGTAGGTGCTTATTTATTATTTTATTTTTTTTTTGTGGACTGTGATGTTCGACCCCCTAATATAGTTAGTCCCCCCTAACATAGTTTTAAGTACCTAATGAAATTAGCCTCAACTAATAAAATTAGTCCCCCCTAACTAACTTAGTTGCAACCAACTCGCTTCGCTCGTCCTACCTGAATTAGTCTAACCTAATCCAATTAACCTGAACAAATAAAATTAGTTGCACCTAACAAAATTAGCTATAACTTCCAGTACTAGGTAAACCAAACTAAACTATCCCTAACGAACAAGATTAGTTGCACCTAATAAACTTAGTCATGCCTACTTCTAGATGGTATTTGGACAAATGAAAAAATCACCGTTACCAGTGATTCTATAATAATTAGTCAATAGAATAAAAAAAACCAATAAAAAACTACTGACCTAATTCATATCTGTATATACCACCTATTAGACTGCCAATAAAGCACAACGATGAACCGACCTCTAATAATACACACCCCGTATTATCAACTTCACTCCCCAGGGTTACATAACCCCAGATAAACCCCACGCTACACGCTAACAATAGCCCACTGACAAACAATTTCTTATACTCT